AAATATATTATAATTCATATTTTATTTTTATATTAATTTTATATTAATTTTATATTTATTTTATATTAATTTTATATTTAATTTATATTAATTTTAAATATATTATAATTCATATTTTATTTTTATATTAATTTTATATTTATTTTATATTAATTTTATATTTATTTTATATTTATTTTATATTTATTTTATATTTATTTTTAAATATATTATAAATCTATTTAAATATATTTAGAATTATTATATTATATATTTATGGGTTCATTTATTTCATATTATAAATATTTTTATAATACTTTTTTTTATTATTTCTCATCTCAAGAAACATTAACTAATAACAATATTAAACAACATAATATTAATTACAATAATGATAATGATAATGATAATGATAAAGATGATTATAATAATATATTTAATAAAATTTCTTCTAATGAAACTTCTTTAAATTCTTTTATATTACCACCACCACCTGCTTCTCCTATTAATGATTTTTATTCTTTATATATTTTTTTTGATTCCTATTTATCTTCTAATATTCAAAATATGTATATTAAAAATGCTAATAAACATAATGCCAAAATTGATGAATATTTTAATAATCCAGATATTTGTTTTGACTCTGGTTTCGATTTAATATGTCCTGAAGATATGAATTATGGTATTGATAAACATTTTACTTTTTTATTAAATTTTAAAATTAGATCTTATATGAAATTTAAAGATAAATTTGTTGGTTATTATTTATATTCACGTTCTAGCACCGCTATTAAAACTTCCTTTCGTCTTGCTAATTCTGTTGGAATTATTGATTCTGGATATAGAGGTTATATTATGGCTTGTTTTGATATTATTCATAAAAATACTAATATTAATAATTATACATTTGAATTTGGTAATCGTTACGTTCAAATTTGTCCTTCTTCACTTGATATACCTATGAAAGTTTTTATTATTAATGATAATAATATTGATATTAATACTTCTCGTTCTACAGGAGGTTTTGGTTCTACTGATTAAATATTAATTTATATTTTATTTATATTATAAATTAAATTTATAATATAAATATATTTGTATTTTATTTATATTTTATAAATAATATAATATAATTATGAAATGTTTTAATTTTGATTTATCTGCTATTAATTATATTGAAAATATTCAAAATATTCAAAATATTGAAAATATTGAAAATATTCAAAATATTGAAAATATTCAAAATATTCAAAATATTGAAAATATTGAAAATATTCAAAATATTCAAAATATTGAAAATAATAATGAAGAAAATAATGAAGAAAATATTTATAATGAAGAAAATAATGAAGAAAATAATAAAGAAAATAATTATAATGAAGAAAATAATAAAGAAAATAATAATGAAAATAATGAAGAAAATAATAAAAATAAAAATAATAAAAATATTGAAAATAAAAATAAAATTATAAATAAAAATATGAATAAAAATAAATATGATTCAAATAATAGTTTTAATAATTTAATAAATAATATTAATTCTAATGAATTAATTGATACAGAAGAAATATTTAATAGTGATAATGAATATATTAAAAAAACAGAAATTAATATTAATTTTGATAATATTAATATTAAGAAATATACAGATATATCTTATATTTTTCATAAAAATTTAATTTTAAGCGAACCTAGTGATTCTAGTATTTCGGATTCTGAAATACCTAATAAAAATATCTATCAGAATAATAAAAAAATTTTATATAATAAATTATCGTATAATGATGTTAAAAAACATATTAATAAATATTATGATTTAAATTTTACACAACGATATTCTTCTGCATTAGATATATTAGCTAGTTATCTTAAAGGACAAAAAATTATTTATATGGAAGCACGATATATAACTATTAATTTTTTATATATTTTAATGATACCTGCAATTGCTATATCTTCATTTTGTACTGTAGCACAAGTTCCATTAGAAAGTTATATATATGGTAATTATATTTTAGCAGGATTAAATGGTTTTCTTACATTTATTTTATCGGTTATTAGTTTTATGAAATTAGATGCTGCTGCAGAAGCATATAAAATTACCGCTCATCAATATGATAAATTACAATCTTATGTTGAATTTCAATCTGGTAAATTATTACTTTTTAATAATAATTATAAAAATGTTGATAATTTTAAAAAAATTAATTATAAAAAATATTATAATAATAAAGTTCAACATTTTATAATTAATTCTGATAATGATACTGATAAAGATACGGGTTCTAATTCATCACATGATTATCATGATGGTAGTTTTAAAAATAATGAAAAACATTCTAATATGAATATGAATATGAATATGCATATAAATAAATTCGATGAATTATTGTATAATTTGAAACGAAAAATTAATACAATTGAAGAGAAAATTATAGAAATTAAAGAAACTAATCAATTTATTATACCTAGAAATATACGTTATAGATATCCACTTATTTATAATACTAATATTTTTACTCTTATAAAAAAAATTAAAGATTTCAGATCTAAAACTATTACAGCATTAAAAAATACTAAAAATGAATTAAGATATATTAAAGCAATTTTATCTTCTGATATTATTAATGTGAATGATATAGAAACTATTAATAAATATAAAAAACGTTCTAATGAATTAGTTTTAGCTAAAAAGAAATATATAAATAATATTATTTATTTGAAAACTGCATTTATAATGATTGATAAAATGTTTAGTCAGGAAATATTAAATGCACATATTAGGAATTCTTATTATTTTACTTTTTTCTTATATGATTATTTTCCTCATATTTTTGAAAAAATATTTAATTTTTTCAATTTATCATTTATATCGGTATTACCCAATAATTATAAAAGTGATCCAACTATTGGAACTTTATTAGAAGAAATATTATCAATTAATGACAATCATTTTTTAAAAGGTATTAATGATGAAGAATTATATCATTTTTACAATAGATATAAAAATACATTTAATGAAAATAAAGATACTCAAAGATTTAAAAATATTTTTAAATTTTAAATTTCTCTCTTTATATTCTTTTTTTATATATATTTCTCTTTTTAAATTTATCTCTTTATATTCTTTTTTATATATATTTCTCTTTTTAAATTTCTCTTTTTATATATATTTCTCTTTTTTAATTTCTCTCTTTATATTCTTTTTTTATATATATTTCTCTTTTTAAATTTCTCTTTTTATATATATTTCTCTTTTTAAATTTATTTTTTTTATATTTATTTATATTAAAAAAAATTGAATTATTATTATTATTATATTAAATATTATAATTGCCTTAACATGTTCTGTAAAGTTTGCTTTGATGCATCTCGTAATGGTTTTAACACACATAATATTAAAGATAATGCTGGTAATATCATTTGTCCTTTACTTTTAAATACTAAATGCATGAAATGTAATTATTTCGGTCATACAATTAAATATTGTAAATTTAATTTCAGTAAAAAAGAATTTATTAAAAAAGAACAAGTTTATAATCCTATTAAACACATTAAAAAAACTAATTTATTCAATCTTCTATTTGAAAATGATAATGATATTGTTATTGAAGATGTTATTGAATCTAATAATGATGTTGTTATTGAAATTGATATTGATATTGAATCTAATAATAATATTGTTATTGAAATTGATATTGAATCTAATAATGATATTGTTATTGAAAATGAAATTATTATTGAAAATGATATTAAATCCAATAATAATAATATTGATTATCGTGTATATGATGATACAGATATAATTATTTGGGGTGTTGGACTTAAAAGTATGATTGGTAAATCTTGGGCTGATGTTTGTTGTGTTTAATTTTATGAATTATGAATTATGAATAAAAAAAAGGTTTTTAAAATCTTTTTTTTATTCCTGGTGGGACTCGAACCCACAACCTTCAGATTAGAAGTCTGATACGCTATCCAATTGCGTCACAGGAACATATTTAAAAAATGGTAATATATAAATATTACAATTATATATATTCTTTTCTTTTTATATTGTTTTTTATTTATAATATTATTTTATTTATAATATTATTTTATTTATAATATTATTTTATTTTATTTTATATATAATATTATAGTATATAAATACTATAAAATTATAAATATATATGTCGGCGATGGGGTTCGAACCCATGAAGCTTTCGCTATACGATCTTAAGTCGTACCCCTTAGACCACTCGGGCACACCGACTTTTTTAAAATAAAAATAAAAAATAAAAAATAAAAAATAAAAAATAAAAAATAAAAAATAAACGCTCCATACTGGGTTCGAACCAGTGACCTCGCGGTTAACAGCCGCACGCTCTAACCAACTGAGCTAATGGAGCTTTCGAAAAAATAGCTCTTGCCCAGATTTGAACTGGGGTTAAAGGATTCAAAGTCCTTTGTGATAACCGCTACACTACAAGAGCTTGAAAAAAAATACTCCTATGCGGACTCGAACCGCAGACTTTTGGCTCATAAGACCAACGCTCTAACCAACTGAGCTATAGGAGCAGGTATTTCTACATATTATATATATGTTGTTTTTTTAAATTCTTTTTATATATATATTATTTTATTTTGAAATAAATATTATTTTATTTTGAAATATATTTTATTTTATTTTGAAATATATTTTATTTTCAAATAAATATTATTTTATTTTGAAATAAATATTTATTAAAAAATAAATATTTATTATTAATTTATATTAATTCAATTCTATAATCCAACTATCTACATGATTTTTTATTATGCTTTTTTTTTTTATATTTATTTTCCGATTTAAATCTTTTTCTAATTTAAATAACGAATATATATTTTTATCTATGTTTGATTTATATTCCAATATATAAGGTTCACCTAATAACATTATATCCGGAGGATTAAATTTTGTACTAATGTCTACGATAACAATACGTTTATTAACAATATTATATAACATATTATATAAAATAGCTAATCTTCCATACTCTGGAATTTCATGAAAACCAAACATTAAAGTACATTCATCAAATTTATTATCAGGAATATAATTTTCTGCATCTGCTACAATAAATTTTTTATTTGTTTGATGATTTAATAGTTTGGCTACATTAATCATTTCTTCAGAAGAATCTATTCCACAATAAGAAGTTGATAAACCAATACCACAACATAAATCTATAGAATTATTTTTATATAGTAATTTTTTATTTATTCTTTCTCGGATATCAATACCATTATATACTACCATATCTATAGCTTTTGTAAATGGATATGCTATTAAACTATGTATTGCTCCAGTCCAACCAGTATTACCAAAAATATGTATTCTAGGATCATAATTATATTTTATAGCTTCAATATTTAAATAAAATAAAAACATTAAAAATTGTATCATCATTATTATATTTAAATAAAATAATTTTAAATTATTTTTAATTATTTTAAATTATTTTAAATTATTTTAAATTATTTTTAATTATTTTAAATTATTTCACTTGATGGGTGGTTACTCCCAACTATTTCAATTTTCAATTTAATATATGGTTTATTTTACCATAATATTTAATTCTATATTTGGTAATAATATATTGGTGGGTGGTTAATCCCGAATATTACTATTCTCAATTTTTAATTCTCAATTCTCAATTATGAATTTAATATATGGTTTATTTTACCATAATATTTATTTTCAATTTAATATATGGTTTATTTTACCATAATATTTAATTCTATATTTGGTAATAATATATTGATGGGTGGTTAATCCCGAATATTAATATTCTCAATTTTTAATTCTCAATTATGAATTTAATATATGGTTTATTTTACCATAATATTTATTTTCAATTTAATATATGGTTTATTTTACCATAATATTTAATTCTATATTTGGTAATAATATATTGGTGGGTGGTTAATCCCGAATATTAATATTCTCAATTTTTAATTCTCAATTATGAATTTAATATATGGTTTATTTTACCATAATATTTATTTTCAATTTAATATATGGTTTATTTTACCATAATATTTA